TATGCTGGCGGATGTTGCCGCTCTGATCTGATCCCAAAGGAAACGAATGACCGCCCCGAAAGACCGGGGCGGTCAATTTTTTGTATCTGACAGAAAGGAAACTTCATCATGGAGAAGAACATTTCTACCGCCGCAGAGCAGACCAAAACCGCAGAGGTCAAGAAGAACCCGAAGATCATCGAGCTGGCCCGTCCCTATAAGTTCGACGACAAGGAGTATACCGAGATCGACCTGTCCGGTCTGGACGGCCTGACCATCAAGGACGCGGTGCTTATCATCAAGAAGCTGTACAACGAGGGTGAGCTGGCCGCGATGATTACCCCCGAAACTGCCACCGCATACACCGACGCTCTGGCCGCAGCAGCAACGAAGCTCCCCATTGAGTTCTTCCAGTTGCTTCCCATCGGCGCAAGCAAAAAGGTACGCCAGACCGTACAGGCATCCCTCCGCAGCGCGACGGCAGAGGACGGCGACGACAAGGACGATCATAGCCACGTCATGAAGTTCGGCAAGCCCTATACCTACAAGGGCGAAACCTACACTTCCGTTGATCTGTCCGGTGTCGCCAACATGACCGGCATGAATGTCCGTCAGGCGGAGAACCGCATGGAGGAAGAGGACATTCGCGCAGCAGAAAAGACCCTGAACTACTACTACTGCTGCCTGATCGCTTCTATGGCGACCGGCAAGGATGTTGCGTTCTTCCTCGGCCTGCCCCTGTCGGAAGCTGTGCAGCTCCGCGCAGGTGTCAACCACAAGGATTTTTTCGCTTAAAGGGCGGCTACAAAACAATCAGAAAGGCGGCGATAGCTCTCGCCACAGTCACGCACACAAGCGCAGATTTTTACCTGAACTTGCCTGTGCGTGAGCTGGTGGAGATTCACGGGGAGGTTGCGGAGGAATGGCAAAAAATCAAGAACTAGAGCTTTCCATCCTGATCGGCGGTCACGTTGACAATTCGCTTGCACAAGCGGTTAAGCTGGCGAACACGCAGATCGGGAGCGTTGCAAACGGAGCATCGAAGTTCGCGGCGAATATTGCCAAAGGCGCAGTAGCCGCCGCCGGTGGCGTAGCCGCGGGAGTGGTGAACACCACGAAAGAAGCGGTGGCGTTTGAAAGCGAAATGCTGGATGTGACAAAGTACGTTAGCGGCCTGACGGACGACAACGGAAAAGTCGTCAAGGAAAACTACGATGAAATGTCGAAAGGCATTCTTGATTTAAGCACCCAGATCCCGTACACCGCCGAAGAGCTGACCCGCCTTGCGGCTGCTGCTGGTCAGTCCGGCAAGAACATGGACGACTTGCTTGGCAAGGAGCAGTTCTTGAAAGACGTTGCCGAAATGGGAACGGCTATGGACATTTCCGCAGATCAGGCGGGCGACTGGGCCGCAAAGTGGGAAGTTGCGTTTGATACGGATCATGAGGGTGTCATGAAGCTGGCCGACCAGATCAACTATCTGGGTGCGCATTATGCGACGACCGCCGCAGAAATTGCACAGACGGTGAACGATACCGGCTCCCTTGGCATGATCGCCGGTATGGACACGGATCAAACGGCGGCCCTGTCCACCGCTCTGCTGGCGATGGGCGTAAACTCAAACACAGTCGCAACGTCCATTCGCCGTATGTACACCAACTTGACGATGGGTTCCAAAGCAACAAAGGCACAGCATGAAGCCTTTGAAGAGTTGGGGTTCAGCGCGACACAGTTTGCAAAAGATATGCAAAAGGTCGATGCAAACGGCAAGTCCCTTGCACCGGAAGCATTGAAACGGCTCTTCACAGCAATAGGCCAGCAGGACGAGGATAAACAGGTTGGCTATCTGAAAACGCTGCTCGGCCAATGGGCCATTGAGAGCGGCGCAAAGCTGACCGGAAACCTCAAACTGTTCGTGGACACGCTGGACGATGTAAGCGATGCTTCTAAATACACTGGCAGTATGTACAAGGAGTTTATGCTGAAATGCGAAACCTCCGAATCCGTACTGGAAATGTTGAGCAACGCATGGCGGGCTGTCCGTATCGAGGTTGGAAACAATTTCCTGCCAATTCTGAAAGACGTTGCGGGGTTTGGGCTTGATAAGCTGAACGACTTCCGCGCAGCCCTGCCGGATATAACGGCACGGGTAAAGGAAGTAATCGAGTACCTGCTGAATAACGGCGACAAGG